ATAATTGGTAGCTGTTACAGCAGCCGCCCATGTAAGAGCTGATGTGTCAGACTCATTAATTGAGTATCCAAATCTACCAGCACCATACAAACCAGCGCCACGTCCACCAACTCTGGTAGAATCAGTACTAGTTTTCTTCATATCTGCAGTAGCAGCATACAAGGAATCATTCACTCCAAAAGGAGATTGTGCATTACCATACCTAAAGTCAAGATAAAATATCAGACCCGAAGGTAGGTTCATTGGCTGAACCGAGATAAGGTCTTTTGCTACAATTTCTCCAAATACCCTTCGAACCAATGGAAGAGCTACGCCCGCCCATGCTTCTGAGTTACCTGCAGAAAATGATGCACCAGTACCTGTCTGGTTAGCTTCAAGAACTAACTGCTTAGCTTGACTTTCAAGCAGAACAGCCATGTTGTTCCTGTCTGTGTCTGTTTTGATGGCATTGCCTTCCAACAGACCGGATTTTCCCCATTTTCGAGCCAACTTATCGGCTTGGTTTTGAAAAACCTGATATGGGTTTGATCCTTCTAACAAATTTTGTACGTTCATTTTGTTATTTATTGTTTATTAATAATTAATTTAGTTAATGTTTGCTAATTTTTGAAATCGATCAATCATTTGACTTGATTCTGTTATGATCTCTTTTCTAGCTGTTGATTTACCAGCTGCTTTTGAGGCCATACCTAATCCTTCTCTAATAGATATTTTAGGTTTAGAAACAATAAATGATTCTTTCAATGTGTTAAATACTAATTTAGCTTCTTTAACGTTTCCTGCATTGTCTAAAGCTTCAACTACACGTAGTTTTTGGCTGTCATTCAATGAGAATGCTTTAAAGATTTTATTAGTATATAACAATTTCGAATTAAGTAAATTAATTTCACTTATTTGTGATTTAAGATACCTGTTTGCCCGATGAGCTTCACGAAGCTCTTGCTTCATTTCTTTCATCTCTTCTTCATCTTCTACTTCAGAAACGGATTCTTGTTTAGTGCCGGTTGATCCACTTGCTGAACCTGCGGCTCCTCCAACAGCATCTAATGCTTTTTTGAGCTTCGGATTCTTTTCTTTTAGTTTTTCAACTCCAGCAGCACCCCCAGCCATAGTAGCAAGGGCAGCAGCTATTATTCCAGCAGCCGCTGTTATACCAAAATCTTCATTAAGGTTATCATTTTCTGTTTCTTCCATATCAAATTCAGTTAAGTCTATTTCTTCATCGAGATTTAATTCTTCAAGAAGAGCATTGACGTCAATTTCTTCGTCAATAGTTTCTTCTTCTTCTTCTTTACTACCTTCTTCTTCCAAAGCTTCTAATTCATTTAGTATCTCTTCCAAATCAATTTCTTCTTCCATAGAATTACTTTCTTCTGTTGCACCAACATCTCCCTCACTATCATCTGTGATATTAAGGTCTTCTTCTTCAAGATCAAATAGTTCTTCAAGATTATCATCTTCTTCATCCCCTTCAGAGTATACATCGTTTTCGGTACTTTCATATTCCATACCTTCTTGAGTATCTTCTAGGTCTTCAGTAATCTTAGCTGATAACATAGATTTGATTTTTGGTGTAAAAGCTTCTTCCAAGGCAGATTTTGCATTTTCAAGAGCTACTTCACGAACGGCTTTAGCGTCAGCGATAGCTTCTTTTAAAAGTTCTTTTGCCATTACTTTTAAGTTTTAATTCGTTAATAAAATTTTTACGAAAAGTATAGTTATTGTAAACTATAATAGGTGAGTTAATTATCCTATAAGGGACACAATATTGAGATTGTGTATTATCTGTAGATACATATATTAAAGGAAAGGAAACCGAAAGAAAACTAACACTTACACACCCCAGTGTTATCACATATAATATCTCGGATGATATTATTTACCTTAGTGTAAGGGTAGATTGGGGATTTACTCTCATTGATATTTACAGTATCTACTGAGCCTATATTAACTGGTTTAACATAAGCACCATGTGTGGAAGGAGTAGAAACAAAGTCCCAACAAAGTAATTCAAAATCATCTTGTACTTCAACAGTACCTTCTGACATGTTTTCCTTTACTGAACCCATCCCTCTAGAAGAAATACCAACATTAATACCACTTTGGAACAATGCTTTTAAAATATTACCTGCCGGAGTAGGTAGGATTTCTATTTTGCCCATAACGGCATCACCATCCCACCAAATTTTCTTTATATTATGGGAAGCATTAGCTAGGTTGATTACAGAAGAATCTGGATGATCTAATTCACCAAGAGCACGGTTTTCTTTAATGGGACCATCAATATAATTTTTGATTTCTCTTTTAAGAATTCCTTCAGGGTAAACTCTTTCATTTTCATTTTTTTCTTCTGCTCTTTGAATAACTCCTTGTACTATTAGGGGTTGATTTCCCTTAATAGATTCTTCTATTAATTCTCTTGAAACGGGAAAAGGTATTTGTTCTGTTAATAGCATAGTTAGCTTCCGAATTCTTTAATTTTGTTATTTAGGTTTGAGATGCTTTCCCCAATTCTGCCTATTCTGTTTTGGGTTGATTTCCAAAAACTTCCAGATTTAACATCCATTTCAGTTTTTAATCTTTGGTTGAATTCTACGATTCGAGTGATTTCTTTAAGCATACGCTCAACCATCATTATTCCCTTACCTATTTTTTGTTGTGGTGTTGCTTTGGTTTCGTTTTTGAATTTAGAATATGAAATTTCGTTTATGTTTTCAGCATATTTGACTTTTTTTCCTTTCCATTTACCTTTTTTAGCAAATGCATTTGGTGTAGCGGTTGCCATATTATCACCAGGAGTAAATGAAGCACCAGTACCCGTTGTGTTGGCTTCTTCTAATTCTTGTTGAAGTAATTCTTTGATTAACTCTTGAAGGTCGGTTTTTTTCATTTAATTACTGTTTTTAATTCATTCACTAACTCATAATAATTAAGTAAATTAATCACATTATCATCATGTACAGATGATTTTTTGCAAAGAGGGTTGATTAAACTTTTTATTTCGGTTAGTTTTACTTTTATAGCCCCATCTGTGATTTTGTTTTTATGTTCAGTTAGTTCTTTTTTTACCGATTTGATTTCTTTATTTATATAAGATTTAAGTTTAGGAGAATTACTAACATTATTAACATATTCTTTCAATAATGATTTTTGGTTTTCTCCTAAATTTGAATATTTCTCATTAAACTTATCTAATAGAATCTTATAGGACAATAATTTAGTATCTTGATCATAAGTTTTAAATTCTTCTATAAGTTTATCTTTTTTAGTGCTAGGTGAAATGACTTTTCCCGTAATATGTTCTATTAAAGTGACTTTTGAATCCACTATAGCTAAGGGAGAAACATCTTCAACATGAAAAGATTCTAAAATTTTATAAATTGAAGCTTGTACTTTATAATCATTAATTTTAGCTTTAAAGAAATCTTCTAGATCATAATATTTTTTGATTTCTCGAATTAAATTATACTTTTCCCTTTTTAACCTTGTTTTGTTAAGTTTTTTATAAGCTTCTAAAAGAGTATCTAAAAGAACAGTTGCGTTCCCCTCACTTTTATACTTTTTAGTCATTAAAGCATTATAAATTCTATACTCTTTAAGGAGAAAAGTATTATCATTAAAATGTTTTCGAAGGATTGTTAAAGCATAAGGTTGCTTATTGACAATAGTATCTGCTGTGATTTGTCTAGTAAGGAGTTCGAATAGTATCCCAGTATTCTTGTACTTAGAATGTTTTAATTTCATATATGTCGCAATTTATCAGATATAAATATTTAGCTTTTACTCAGAAATGATTCTGCTTTCACTTAATAGACCACCTTCTTCTTCTTCCTTTAAAATTTTCTTTTTATTGCGTAGGTTTTCAAGAGATTTCTTGTTTCTACTGAGCATACCTTTATTAGATTCCAAAGCTAATGGACGAACTTCATTACCATCTTGGTTGTTATCTAATTTGTCTGCGGCAAGTCCTTTTTGTCCTAAAGGATCCCTGCTGAAATTTGATTTATCCGTTCCGTAGTTATTTTCCTTTTCTTTAGGGCGGCCTGGTTCTTCTTCATCATACCCTGTTGGAA